ATATTCTATTATATAAAAATCAAATGAAACTGACCAATATTTATTCCAAGCTTTTTGCAAATGAGGATTATGATGAACATTCTTTTTTAAATCTGATTTGTGTTGATTAATTCTTAAATTTAGTGTAATAGAACTGCCTATATAGGCTTTTCCATTAACCCAATTAAAAATTAAATAAACTCCAACTCTCATCTACATGCATTTCTTTAAATTGTTCATCTGCTCTTGGGCTAAAGCTTTGGCTGCTTTCATTCTAGCTTTATCGCTTTCAACTTCTTTAGCACGCTGAAGCGTTCTCAAGTCATCTTCAGCTTGCCATTTCTTTTCTCTATCTTCATGAATTTTATTCTCACCAGCTTCACTAACAATCTTGACAGGCAAAGGCTTCTTAGTAGTAGCTTTTAATTTTTCAACTGGCATAGGTTTGGACTTCTTAGCCATGTCACACCTTCCTATTATTATAATCAAAATCAATTTTAGGAGTATTGATAATTACAGGTTTAGGCTTTTCTTGATCTGACTTGTATAAAACAGTCTGCTCAAATTCAGGCAAATCACCAGCAGTCTTAGCCATCATGTCTAAGTCAGGATCATTCACACGCTCCATAAGAGCATTGTAGATGATTTCTTTCTGATCAGGAGGAGTGTTAGGACGCGAAAGAATTTCAGTCAGCGCATGAACAGCAGCAGGAATAAATTTTTCAATATGCCTTCTGGCAAAATCTCTAGGCGATTTATATTTTAAAAGATTAATCTTTTGTCCCTGCAATTGAATTGTAGTTAAGCCACTAGAGCGAGCAGCGTCATAAAATACGCCAGCCATTTCACCAGCAGTCTTTTCTACAATTACAGTTGAAGGATCGGCTATTTTAATCACAGCATAGCTCCCAATATGTAGTCAGAAGTTATAATCTTACCTTTTTCAAATTTCTTATTTTTAGCATACTGGTAATAAAGCGCGTTTCTTTTATCTTTACAAGAGCGGCACTTACAAAATGCGCCATCTTCGCAAGGCCATTTTTTAAAATCTCTAGTTGATTTAGCCATATTTAACTTAGCTTCTTTAGACATTTTGCGTCCAATTTGCCAAGCAGACATTTTAGCTTTTGTCTCTGCTGTACGCTTTTTACCTTTATTTTTTTCTGATAACAATTTTCTAGTTTCTTCAGAAATTTTTATTCCAATATTGCTATTAGCTACAGTTCTAGTATTGTAACCAAGCTCTCTATCGCAAACTTTTAAATTATCTATCCAAAACTGTTCACGCTCTAAAAGAACAGACTTGTCACAATATTCAATTACAACAAATTCAAAATTTTCTAATCCGTTCTTATTAAATGAAGCTTGCAAATATTTATTAGGATGTTCATTAATTTTCAATTTAGATTTGTGCTGTGACCAGCGCAAATTAAGATTAACAGCACTTCCAACATAAGCTTTGCCATTTAATTTATTCAAAATTTTATAGATACCAGATTTCATTTTTCATTCTCAAAAGGATTGCCAGCATAAGGAATAAAAGAATAGCCGGGATGAACATTAGAAAACAGTGGAAAACCTTTTCTTAGTGCAGTATTTTTTAAGCCTTCTGGCAAGTCAATATAAAATATGTCATGACCTTCAGAGGTTTTTCCTTTTTCTACTTTAACTCCATATTCTTTAGCTATTTTATTTACTGATTTTGGAATGATTTGGTCATAGAAACCTTTCATTCCTTCTCCGCCAACCTTCAAATCAACACCTTCAAAATAACCACCATTAGCAGGATGGCCGCGCGCTCTTTTGCCTTCATTTTTAATTATTTTTTCAGCCATTTCTTTGCCTACAATATCTGGCAATTTACTAGCTGAAACTTTTTCAGGATGATTAAATCCTCCACCATCTTTAGTTACACCAGCAATGGAATATGTACCATCTTCATTTTTAAGGTATTGTAATTCTTTTAATTGTTTACTCAAATCATATCTAGCTGACTGTGCTTCTCCCGGTGTCCAACTCAACCTATCATAACCCTTTTCAGCAGCTTCCCTAATCATACGCTTAAGGGCTAATTCATGCCATGATTTTTTAAATGGAGCATCGGGGATTTTACCAACAGGATTAGCATCATGAGTTTCCTGTTCAAGACGTTTAACCTCAGCTAGCTTATCTTTATATTTATCGCTAGCATTGTAGGCATTGGCTCTTTCTTCTACCATTCTAGCGCGCAACTCACGATCACTTACTTGCCTGAGGCTATCCTCAGCAGAGTTTAAACCTTTCTCTTTCCTTATATCATACATTATGCTTTCTAAATCTTGCCTAGCTTGCTTAAGCTGGTTGTTTAGATTTTCAAATTTAGGCAAATCTTTTTTACTGCCATATCCCTTATCCCTTCCCTGCTGATGCCAATCCGATTGAATTTCTTCTAAATGCAGAGACTTCTTACCATCAATATTACGATCATTCATTCTAACATGAGCTAGAATGTTTGGTTCATCCCAATGGGAGGATTTGTATTTAGGACTTTCAGTATTCATAAACTTAACAACCTCAGCTCTTTGAGGTTGAGTTAACTCATTCATAGGTTTACCAAACATCTTAATAGATGTTAAGCTACCATCAATATCATTTGCTAATTTATCAGGCAACGTCAACAGCATTTCCCTATAATTACTATTTCCAGTAAATGCCGCTACACCATTGCGCCTTACATAAATTGCGTGATTTTCTACAGTTACGCAAAATGCAAAATCATTATACGGAGCTATTTCAAATTTAGCATCATCAACACTAGACCACTCTTTAGATTTTATTCCCACACAATATAGACCGCTTGGACGCTGGCGAACATTAGCGTTTTTTCCAATTAGCAGAATTAAAATTTGAACGTCACCAGCTAACTGCTCAGACTTGGTATAAAATACTGTTCTGTCTAAACGTCCTTCATTTATATGAATACAACCATCGCCTAAAATTAATCCATCAAGCAAACTTTGAATAATAGATTTACTCTGATTGAAAAAGAAATATGGTACAAATTTAAATTCTGATGTTGGCTGCTCATGAAATAGCTCAACTAAATCTTTATTTATAGTTTTAATTCCAATTCCATAGGCTTGACCATAATAGCGCCAAGGCAGGCCCATTCTATCGAGCAATGCTTCTAAACGAGCGCATTTCTCAGGATTATATTCTTTACACTGAGCTATTTGAATTGTATGCTTATTTCCATTTTTATGCTTATAAGAACCTTCAGCTAAATACCAACCAAATAATTCAGCCAAATCATGAGGATCAAAACCAAAAATATTTTCAGTCTCTCCGCCTTCCCAAACACCAGTAAGAGGAACAAGCATTTCGCTTTTATTCCAAAGCTCTTTAGCTGTTAAACGCTGCAATCCTTCATTGTTGCGTCTACGCTTCTTAGCTATCATCTGATGATTTTCAGTAACACGCATATTTATAGACTGACTGAAGAAATGATATAATTCTTCAGCATAAACTTTTGGTATAGCTTGAACAGGTTGCCATTCTAAAATTCCAGCTTCATCTTTGCGCGTCATAACAACGTCACCAACCTCTACAGCGTCAATCCTTTTCCAACCTTTATCAGTTAGAATTTCAGTGTCCCTAGACAAAGGACCACCGGGAAGTTGATAGGAATGATATTTGGTAGCATTAGGACCAGTATTAGGTCTACTTTCCATATCAATTAAATTATTATATTCTGTTATTTCATTACCTTCTAATTTACCATTTTGTTTTAATTTATTATCTAGCTCAGTTAATCTTTGTTTATCACTAGTAGTAAATCCCTTGCTAACTTCCTTCAACTCCACCTTATTAGCAGCCAAATGCTCCTCAATCTGCTGCTTAGTAACAGGCTTGCCCTTATTCTCCTCTAGAAAGCTTTTCAATCCTGTCCAATCTAATTCTTCTGGCTTCACTCCCGGCTTATTACTAAGAGTGCCTAACCACTGATCACCAGTCATCTTGCCTTGAGGAATATTTTTAACTGTGTGTTCTACAGCAGAATAAAATGGAGAAGCATTTTTAATAGCTTCAATCGCAACACCGGGTTTAGAACTATCAGCCATGAGTGTAGTTGTTAGCGCGCCAAATTTGCCAGAATGAGGATCAATCAAGCCTGTATCTATGCCATACTTCAAAGCCTTTTCCCTGTCAAGGAAATGACCTTTATCATTGATAAATCCAAAGTTGTATTCAGCTAAATCTTCACCAGACATAGCTTTGCGGCTGAAATCCTCATATAATTCTTTAGGAATTATATCTTGATGCTCTTGACCGGGCTTACCCTTATAGAGCTTTTCTTTATGCTTTAAAGCCGGTCTAAGGAATGGTGTAGCTCCTAAAGCTACTTCACCAGCTTTAGCTCCTGTGCCACCTAAGCCACCACTACCAGCTAATGCAGAGATAGCCATTGCAGCCGGAACCATTCCTTCCTGTCTTTTTCCTTCATACTCATAATATTGTTCTGAGCCTTCAGGATAAGGATTAGGCTTAGCTATATCACCAGCACTAGTCAATGCTTCTCTTGCAACTTTTTCCGGCCACAACTGATAACGTTCACCTTCTCCTAATCCAAATAAATTCTTTAATCCTTTAACAAGATCATCTGAATTTTCATAAGCCTTTTTAGGAAAATTTAAAACGCTTGATGTAAACTTTTGATCCAACTCAGAAGCATATTTTATAGCATCAGCAATTCCTGAAGCTGTGCTAGATGCTTTAGATTTTAAATTACTTAAAGCAGTATCTTTATTTTCTACACCAGCCATGCCTACATTATCCCACAATGTAGGCTCTTTTGGCTTATCAAATTCAGCAGTATTGATTATCACTCTTGGTCTTTCTGTAGGCAATACAGGCTCTACAGGTAAACCATCAATGGTTTCTTCTGGTGTATAAGCATCAGTTATTTCAAATAGCTTAGGCATTCATATCAGCCTGATCATTAGGAACAGCTTCTAACCAACCACCTTCAGGATTTGGAACAAAATGGCGACCGTTCACTTCCCTAGAGCCGGGTACTCCCGGAAGGCTATCCTGCTCCTCAGAGCCGCCTTCTGGCAAGCCTGAAGGAGTGCCACCCTCAACAGAGCCGGGAGTTTCAACAAGCTCACCACCGTTGATTAGAGCCTCAGCGATCACCTGTTTAACGAGAGGCTGTATCTGCTCAATCGAAATACCGGGACCGGCATTGCCAAGAGCCACAACCCTTCTAGTTAAAGCATCAAAATCATCCCTTACTTCTTTAAGTGCCTTCATAGTCATTTCATCAGAAACTTGACGTTCCTTTAATTCAATTTCTCTCGCTTTAAGTGCAAATTCAGTTTCTCTATCTTCAACTTTCTTAGCCATTGCCAGCAATTGACCTTGCAACATTTCAATTTGCTGAGCAGCAGCCTCCATAATAGCTTCCTGTTGTGGATTAGGAGCATCACCAGTAATATTAGGAGGAATAACCTTGCGCCAGCGTTGAGCCAACACTTGAGCTTCAGGGAAGTCCGCAACCTTCCAAAGAATATCACCAGCAATGCCCATAAATTCTTTATTCTGAGCAGCAATTTGAGTTAAGGCATTAAAGGCTTCCTGCCTTCTAGTTGCAAAGCTTGGTCCTGTATCAGATTGAACATCATACATACCCACATTAGGGTTGAATATAATGTCAATGATTTGTTGATTGTTGTCTAATTGTTGACCTTGGTTTTTCTTTTTAAAAGCTTGAGGAGAATTAGGATCAATGGTGACGTTCATTATGGTATTGTCTTTAGCTTCAATACGCATAATGCGCTTAGTATCATAAACTTTAGGAATTAAATCTAAAAGAATTTTACCTGTATGTCTGATAGCAATAGCCTGATTATCAATGAAATGATAAGTAGCTCTATCACCTTGACGCTGCCTAGCGTTGATAGCTACTCCTGATTTAGCGTTTTCATTTTCTCCCATTTGAGCTTGGTATTGACCAGATACCATCATCATTTCATTTTGTGCAATTTCCATTTGTTGCACATAAGCAGGAGAAGCTACAGGCGGTGCCATGCGAGAAGGAGGCGGAACAGCATTTCCTTCATCATCAACATGATTGTATGGTAACACCGCTATATTATCTATATTTGCTCTGCCGTATAAATCTTCATAACCTTCAATTGCAGCAGCAGGAGCAGTAATAGGCGATTTAGTTTGCAAAGCTCCAAATTCAACATTAGCAGAAGAATTGACATTATAAATACGTTGAGGATCAAGCAACGCTCTAGTATGTCCTTTACAATCCCAAATACCATCAATAACTGTTTCAGTTCCAACTAAGCGAACAATTGGAACATATTTTCCAAGCCATTTTTTACGATCAATAATGACACTGCCAGCAATTTTATACCATTCAATTTCTTCGCTTAATTCGTCCTGCTCGCGATATGTCCTTTCTTCTTCTGGCAGATTATCTTCTCTAGCCTTAATTAAGTTAAACATATCGCGAGCATCTTTATCAAGTTTGCTCCACTTGATAGGCCCTATTTCCTCTTGAGTTTCAGGAAGTATAAAATAAACTAATTTGTCATCCTTTTGAAGCTTTCTAAAATATTCACACACTCTAACATGATCATTAGTAAACCAGCCTTGATATTCACCATCAAACTGAGCATTTCCAACATTTTTAAACTTAGGATGTTTAGCTTCATATAAATCCTTTGGCATATCATCAAAGATAAAACCAAACCAAGCATCAGAACCATCTACCTCATTAATATCAGGATCAAGATAAACATTGCGAGGGTCTTTAATACGTCTAATGTAAATTTCTTTATCAAAAGTTCCAGTAATTTTTTCTACTGTAACTCTCCAATAGCCCCACCCACCATTAACTTGAAATGTAGCAGCATTGTCATAAACATTTTCAGCATTAGACACATATTCAATATGTCTAACAACTTCCTGAAATACTTGAGCAGCTTCAAAACTAGCTTCATCACCAACAGGACGAATGTTTACTCCCGGCTTATTCTGCTTTCCATCATTAATAATTTGAAGATTGTGTTGCTGTGTCTTATTGATTGTTAAACATGGACGTTGATTTGTAATTCTATCTCCTACAACCCACCTATCCCATTGATACATATTATTGCTATCGCCATTAGCAAACTTATAATCATAATCAAAATAAATTCTAGCTTGAGCTTCCCAATTCTCGCAAGCTTTAAAACGCTTTTTAGCTTCAGTTAAAATTTCTTCATCGCCTTCTTTATAGCGATCATCTTTAAATGTTGTAGACCAAGCCATTTTTAAATTACCTTTGCCCCTCAACTCATCCAAGCTCTAGGCTGTTGTGATAATGGTATCACTTTTGGTTTAACAGGCTTCTTACTATCAGCTTCAGTTTTTAAACTTAATGCGAATGTTTGGAAAGCATCTGCTCCATGTGACCAAGGTGTGTCATGATCAGGCTCTTTAGAGAAATTACCAGTTTCTTCATTTACTTTGTAAGCGTAGCGAGATAAACATTGCCATCCATCAGCAGTATTAGCTTCATCAAAATTACATAATTCAAAAATTGTACGCGCTGCATTGATACCCACAACTTTCTTTGAGGGACGCTGTACAACCACTACCTTAGCATTTGGAAATGCTTTTCTAGTTAAAGATGCAATTGATCTAGCAGCTAATGTCTCATTGTCAGCATCATGAGGCTGATAAATAACTGAATAATTATAAGGTTTGCTCTGTAAATATTCTATGTAATGCGGAAGTTTCTTAAGTCTATTTTCATAGTAGTCTATGATATTAAATTCTAAACCTATTCGTTGAATAAACCAAATAGCAGTTTTATCAGAGTGGCCCAAGTCCCATGCTGTAAAAACAGGCTTAGTTGGATCATGAGGAACACGCCTACGCCTACCATCAAGCAGAGTTTGTCTGATTTCGTCAGCATAGATAGCCCCATCAAGAGTTTGCTTAGTATTGCCTTCCCAAATCTCTAAATATTTTGTATTGTCATTTGCTTTAAGTAAGTTCATTTCTCTCCTAAGATCAGGAGGAAACCACTTGTTATCATACCAATTAATTTTAACTACATAAGCATAACGCTCCATTTCTCCGGTAACTTCATTTGGTAGAAAATCAGGAGCATATTTATCTTTATTAACTACATACCTGTTATAAACTTCATCGTCATCCAATTCAGGATTGAAACTAATCCATACTTCCGGTCCCTTTTTAAATGGTCCTCCTAATCCATCCTTAGAACTCTCATGCTTACCGCGAATTGTAGGCATAAGCTTATCAAGAGAAGTTTTAGAAGTATTATTTGCTTCCTCTAACCAAGCTATGTCAATTTTAGCAAGAGATTTAATCGCATTTATCTTATGACGTAAACCAGAAAAAATAAATCTAGAACCTGTTAGAGTACAAGTAATTGACTTTTCTTTAATATCGAAGGCCCAATCTAATCCATAATGCTCTATGTAGCTTTCAATTGTACTCTTAACGCTTTCATCAATAGAATTTTGAATTTCGCGCAAGCAAAGAATACGCAAACGCATTTTCATAGCAAAAATAATTAAAGCAATAGCATACCCATCTGTTTTACCTGCTCCTCTGCCTCCATAGCCTATTTTTAAACGAGCAGGCTCAAACAAAAATGCTAACTTTTCATTAAACTCAATTTCCAAGGTGTAAATCTCTTATTGACGATAGCCCCATGAATTAACATTTACAGCAGTAGCGGTGCCATTTGCTGTAGTAGTAATTGTAATAGCTGTATTAGTTGTGCTAGCTGGAATGCAAGGCGTAAATGTTTGTCCAACACTAGTACCAGTGGCACTAGATGCTAGCTGATACACCATAGATGAACCAGTTAAGCCAGCTATAGTAATAGGACCAGTAGCAGCAGTTCCACCAATAGAAGAAACATTAAACCCACAAATGTAAGTTGTTTTTCCTGTAGCTGCTGCTAATGTACCAACTACTGCACCAGTAGTACCAGCAGCATTTCCTGTTAATGGAGTTGTACCAGATGAATATCCAGAGCTAGCTACAGGCAATGGGCTACTAGTTCCAACTCCAACGCAATTAGTTACGCCTTCTGCTGTAGCAGATTGACTAATGTAGCATGGGTTTCTAGTAGTTTGAGCTAGTGCTAATGATGGAAGTAAACTCAGAATAAAAATTAAAATTAATTTTTTCATCATATCACCTAAAAGATTGCCGGGATATTTTACTATCCCGGCTAGTCTAGGGAGGAAGTATTAAGTGCCTTCAACCTTATACCAAGTGCAAGCACCAGCGGCAGTAACTTTTAAAACTTTATAGATAGCATTCTTACTAGCTGTCTGATCCAACTTAGCATTAGCGGCACTAGGAAAAATAGTATCTCCAACAGCAGGAAATACACCTAATGTATTTGCACTGAGATTAGCTATAAAAATTTCTGCTCCTGTGTAACCCTTAATCAAAGTAACAGCGTCATTAGCGTTACCAGTTGTTACAGCAGCACCAGCACAAGTGACTTTAGTTCCACCAGCTTGAGTTTGAGTTATAGAAGCAGTGATAGTTTGAATAGAAGTTAAAGCATTAGTGACAGCATTAGCCCAACTTCCCGGCAATAATTGACGACTAGTGAGAAAATTAACTAAGAGTTCTGTTTTACTAGCTAATCCCATAATAGTAGTTCCTTTTGTTAGATGGTTAAGAACGTCACTTTACTATAGAAAAC